TTGACCTTAATGCCCGGCCAGCAGTAGACCACCCGCTCGTCGCGGTAGGTGCCGACGCCCGGAGTGGTGTTGCCGCCGATGGTCGTGATGGTCAGCTCGTCCAGCTCGGGCGAGACAATAGCCAGCTTGCCTCGACCCTGCGCGCTGGCGGTCAGGACGTGCTGCTTCAGCAACGTCCTGATGCTGTCGTAGCTGCGTGCCGCCCAGAGGATGTTGACCTCGTTGGCCGGCGACTCCTCGGCCAGCAGCGCGTCGAGCGCCGCCTGGTAGACGACGACGAAGTTGGCGTGATTGACTGCATTGGCCGCGTGCAGGTTGGACTCATAAGTCACCGCACCAGTCGGACCAACCTTCATGCCCAGGCCGGATAGCGGGTCCCAGGTCGTGGCAGTGGTTGCCGCCGGCACGACAACCGGCGTGCAGGTCGCAGCGATGGCGAGGTTGCCGGGTCCAGTCGGCCGCACCGGACAGGTGTAGCCGGTGTTGCCGGAGATGACCGTGCTGCCACTATCGGCGCTGGCGTAGTGGTAGATGCGCCAGGCCATGTCGGTGGCGCCGCCCGAGGTCGTCCAGGCGAAGTTCGTGCCGTCCATCTTCTGGACCACCAGGTCGGTGGCCGTGCAGCTGACGATGCGGTAGGTGCCCGCGTTAGCCCCCTGGTAGGTCGCGCCGCTGATCTTGGCGATGACCGCGATGTCGCCAGCCACCACGCCCGACGCCAACCAGGCAGCCGTCGCCGAGGTCATGGTCTGGGTGGCCGCTGCTCCACCACCGGCCGTGCCACCGTCGATGCCCGACTTCCAATGGACAGCGTCGCTGAACACGATCTTCTTGCCCAGCCGACCACCGTTGGTCGCGTCGGTGAACGCCCGACCGGCCAGCACCACGCCGGCCTGCAGCGGCACCACCGGCTCCGCGACCGTCGTGCTGTAGTTGGTCGGCAGGTCACGGTAGACACGGGTAGCGTACTGGCCAGCCGCGACGTAGCTCATATTGACCGGCACAACGACGAGCCGCGAGAACCGCTTGCCGGCGATCTCGAAATAGCCGTTGCCGCAGTCCGAGCCCCACTTGCCCAGCGTCGAGTCGAACGGCCCGAACTTGTCCTCGATGTCCTGGGCCGAGAAGACCTCGGTGGGCTGAGCCTTGGTGGTCACCACGCTGGCCGACACCTGAGTAGCATAGGTCAGGTCGGGGAACTCACCGACGAGGCAGGCAGTGCCGACCCCAAGAGGCGTGACTGCTCCCTGCGGAGTTGCGTCGATGATGACGACGCCTTCGATCTGCAGGGCAACGTCGAGCCCAGGCCATGAACTATACCGACGAATGAACGACATTGTTGCCCCTTTAGGTTGTGTCGCGGACTTCCGCGACAGATTCTACCATCTCAACAACCGCACGCGGGCTTGCTTCCGGCAGCCCGAGCGGCCGAACGTGCGGAATGGTCGCGTGCAACTTGGTCGTGAACTTCCAGAGCCCCTGCATCGCAGCCAACGGGTCTTCGACGTAAGACGAGCCCAGCGGCTCGTAGCTACCCCGCAGGCCCCAGTAGTGTGGCAAGTTGAGCTTGAACCCGTACATCCACTCCACCGGGCACAGCTCCTCCTCAAGCATCATGGCGATGACCGACCGCTGGCGCTTGTCATTGCACCAGACCTCCAGCGTGAACTCGGTCGCGTAGTTGGACAGCAGCACCAGGTAGCGCCCGTCGGCTAGCAAGTTACGTCTGTCCACTTGAGGTGACATCTGCAGCGGCGCGTAGCTGCCGGCGCTGTCGCTCTTGACAACCACACTGGGGTATTCGGCTATCTCCGTCGGGTCGGCCCAGATGTCTACCGCTCGCTGGAACCGCAGGCTGGTGCCGCCAGGCCCGTCAGCTCGCAGACCCGTGAGGTACTCGGCCAGACCGCGCGCTAGCGCTCCTCGGCAATCGCACTCCCGCCTGGTGGTCAGCACGTAGGGCGTTGCCGCGACCTTGACCAGCTGGGTGTCGGGCGCAGCCGGTGGAGCCCGCGGAGGCAGGCTAGCGTGCGGCGGTGTGATGGTCGGCTTGCAGATCACAGCTTACCCAGGATGGCCCGATGAACCGCTACCGAAATCTCGGCGTACACGGCTTCGCCCATGGCCTTCAGCGAGCTGTGCATCACCCGACGGGCTATCAAGCCACGCCGCTTGATAGCCCGTGCGATGGCAAAGGCGATGCTGCGCGATTCGCGAGCAGCGGCGTAGGCTGCTGCCAGTTTCCTAGCCGCGCTGCGCTTGCGGCCAGCTGCTTTCTGGACAGTCTTGGCCAACCCCTTGCGGATGACCCAGTGCTCGATGACGTCTATCGGCGGCATGCGAGCACCGGGCCGACGACCAAACTCGATGATGCCGGCGTAGGGACTGTCGTTGAAGACCACCGCTCCCTGGTCCGTGCCACGCGACTTCCAGGCACGCAAGTAAGCCCCAGTGTTGAACGCGCCGACGCCAACACCAGATGGGTTGGCCGGTATCGCGTTGCGTGTGGCTGCGTGCAAGATGGGCAGACAACGGGCAGCACCAGACCGAACGCCGCGCATGATGATCGTGTTGAAGCGGCCAGCCAGTGCCTTGCGGGCGCTAAGCCAGCCACTAAGGTCGTACTTGACGATGGCCGACGGCATCACCACCCAGCCTTGAACTGGCCGTCGCGCCCGCGCGAGTCCTGAGCACGCTCCAAGGTGACTTGCCACTGCAAGCTGCCTGGCAAGTACTCAGGCACGCCAGACAGTCGGAACTTGCGCCGCTCGCCGGGCTGCCCGTCCAGGCGCAGCCACTCGACCTCCCACCAGCAGTCCTCGTCAGAAGGCGGCTCGTAGCCTTCTAACGACCGACCGCGCAGGTGGTCCTCGGTGAAGCGACCGCTGATCTCGCTGACCTGCAGCGCCCCCTCCTCGACACGCCCGATGGGCTCGAGGACGTCGCGCAACGTCTTCAGGTCGCGCACACATGGAGTCGGCAGGATGTCCGTGCTGCTCACCTCAGTCGGGTTGCCCAGCCCGCGCTCGCCGCCCGTCCAGCGAACCCGGACGATGCGGACGCGGTAGTTGCGCAGGCCGAACTTGGTGTGCAGGTCACGAACCTTGTCCACCACACCGATGAGCTTCGCCGTCAGCGTGCGCTTGAGCTGCGAGTCCTTGAGGATGGTGAAGCCCAACTAGTGCCTCACCGGGACGCTGCCAGCCTGGCCCACCCCAGCACTGGACATGAACCGCCGCGCGTAAGGGTAGACCGGAGCGCCAAGCACCTCGGACAGACGGTGCGCCCAGCGAACGAACTCCTGCTCTAGCCGGTCCGGCTCGTTCTCGCGCAGGGTAATGCCCTCGAGCGAGGCCACAGCCAGCCGCTCGGACGCCGAGAACAACAGGCACTCGATGTCGTTGAGCTTGGCGATGAGAGTGCGAACCTGATCTTCACCTTCAGCCGTCAGGTTGGTCATCGCCAGCTCGACCAGGAACAAGGTCTGCTGGCTGCGGACCATGCCGTAGGAGATCATCGCTGCCGCACTGACATTCGGGTATCCGAGATGCCGTCGGACCTGCGCCCTCTCCTCGTCGGTCAGTGCCACCTACTGCTCCTGTCCATCGCCGTCTCGCTGGCCGGCGACAGCGACCTTGACTTCACCGGCCTCGTCGATGGGGTCGCCTAGCGGCTCCAGCTCAACGCCTGCCGCGATCAGCTTGCGGATGCCTTCCTGGCCGTAGCCGTTCAGCTCGACAGCGGCACCAGTCTTGACGCTGGAGATCATGCCACCCCAGCTGACCACCGAGTCGCGCAAGACGCGGTACATCCGATGCCGGATGGGCATCCCCGGCCGCATGACGTTGCATGGCAGCGGTGGCAGCGGCTTGATGGCCGGCTCGAACGACGGCGGAGCTGCGGCCGGTGGCTGCGGATTGACAGCAACCGATTGCACAAGCTGCTCAACAGACTCGAGCGACTGGATGGGCTCTCCAGGACGGGAAGGCGGCGGCTGGGCTGTTGTCGGCCGCTTGGCTGCAGCACGCTGGTGACGAGTCGGCACCTTAGGCTGGGCTGATGGGTCGTCGGGAAGCGCCACCTTGGACGCTTCAGTTGGGTCGTTCAAGTCCACCACCGCGAGCCTCCCTCAAATAAGGGCGCGGCGGGGGCACGGAGTCAACGGAGCGAGCGATACTGGCCTGTATCCCCGGCCAGACGGGTGCTCGCAGAGTACGACGCCGTGCCCCCAGGCGACTGGGGAGCGACGCGACCTTGTTGGAAGCGACGGTTCTCCAGCAGAGCCCCCGGGAGCGGTTGGGGCCGACGAATCGGCCACCGACCCGTGCCGCAAGGTGAGGTCGCGGTTCCATGGCCGGAGCCAGGGTTTGCGACCTCGGTGGAGTGCCCCCGACCGAAGGGGCACACCGAACCCGGATGCTGTCCATCTCCCCGAAGGGAGTGCATGCCGGGATGTTGGCCAGGCCCCCGGACGTGGGGGCTGGTGAGGCCAACAACCTGTAGCGCATGCGAGGTCATCGCCGGTCTAGCGCCTAGCTAGCTTCACTCGCCGTGCGCGATGACGATCTGGCGCTTGTGCCGCGCCGCATCGCCAGTCGCGCAGTCCGTCCTCACCGGCCAGTCGCCGATGAACTTGTAGGACGTGCTGACGAGGTCCTGGAGCCGGTTCAGCGGCTCGCGGATGATGAGTTGGATGCGGTCGCTGGCGACCGTGATGCTGTTGTTGGTGAGGCGGAAGTCGCCCACCTTGCCAGCGAGACCCGCCTCGGTGATGAGCCCTGAGAGGTCCTTGTAGTACTCGAAAATGCTGCCGGCCCCGTACATCAAGACGCGGTGGAGCTTGACGCCGGTGGTGACGTTGCCGTTGTTGTACATCTGACCCGGGAACGGGTCGAGCAGCGAGTAGGTCTCGCTGGTGCCACCGTAGACCGTCTCAGGCAGCGGATTCTCGGTGTTACGGAACAGCACCACGCCGCCGATCTCACCGATGGCGAACTGCCGGTACATGTAGTAGTCGGGCAGCGAGGTCAGCATCCGCTGGACCTCGGCGTCGCTGAAGAACTGGCCCTCGGAGACGGGGTCCAAGTGACCGTGGTAGCGGCCGTCCTCGACCTCGGGCACGTTCTGCAGGCGCAGCCGAGCCACCGCCGAGCGCAACGAAGCGAAGGTGAAGTAGTCGTTGGCGCCGACGTCGTCGTCCTTCATGCCACCACCGACCCGCACCATCGAGGTGCGGTCGATGGAGTAGATGGCGCCACGAGCGGGCACGTTGCGACCGCCTGGGATGGCCGGCGTGAAGGTGATGTTGCCCGTACCCACCTCGTCACCCACGTTGGTCGGCGTAAACGCCGTCGCCGACGCGGTGTGAATGGAGCCGTCGTCCAGCACCATGTAGATGGTCAGCGGGTTGCTGGTCGAGATGGCCTCGAACTTGACCGGACTGCCAGCCAGCAGAGCCGGGTTACGCGCCCGCGTGAACCCGTTGAGCCGGTAGACGTCCACGGCCAACGCGCCCGCGTTGATCTGGGTCACGCAGGTCGTCCAGCCTGACAGCGCACCGCCGTACATCCGGTTGCGGACCATGCGGTTCATCGACTGCGCCGCCTTCATGCCGAGCTGCTGCGCGTTGCGCAGGAACAGGTTGGCGATGGCGACGATGGTGTCGGGCATCGCCGTGTCGATGGAGCCCGCGTACTGCTGCAGCTGCGCGCTCCACTGCTCGTAGGTGAAGGTCCCCGGAGCCGGGTCGGTGCCAGGGGTCAGCGGGCGCAAGTCGGGGGTCATCAGACCGACGCCCGTGAAGACCATCGAGTCGCCGATGTTCGCCGGCCACAGGACGGGGGTGGCGGCTGCTCTGAACAGCATCCGCGGGAACAGCGCGTCGTGGAAGGCGCGCTCCAGGATGTTTTCCTGAACGAGTCGCCGGATCTCTGGCGCAGAGCTGATGATGGAAAATGAAGGCACGATTCTCCTCCGTCCTGGTTAGAGCCAATGTACTGCCGCAGGAGCGGAGAAGACAGCCCTAAGAGGGCGTGACGCTGCTAGGGTCAAGGCCCATGCTTCGCAGGTGGTCGTGGAACTCCTGCTTGGACATGTCCTTAACCGCCTTCTTCCCTGCTCCACCGTTCTGTTTCGTGACCTGCTCGGGAGTCGGCTTGGGTGGCGTATTGCCCGTGCCGGTGCCCGTTGTTGCCGGGACGATGACCTCACCGAAGACATGGGGATGGGTCTTGTGGAGCCCCTCGAAATAGGCCCTGTCGTCGAAGACCTTGCACTCCTCCTCGGTCATCCGAGAGGTGTGCCTGCGCAGCAGGTGCATGGCGTAGTCGATGTCCTTGACGCCAACGGCCGCGGCAGCCTTGGTCAGCTCCAGCTCGGCTTCGACAGCCAGCTTGGCCTCCTCGGCATCCTTGCGGCGTCGCTGCTCGGACTCCGCCCGGCGCTGGGCAGCTTCTCGCTCGCGGTCTCGAGCGAGCTTGGCCGCGTTCTTGTCCGTGGCCTCCTGCTGCTTCTGGTCCTGCTTGAGCTGCGGCTTGGGCGCCTTCTTGGCCGCCTCCAACACCGCCCGAGCCTCGTCAAGTGAGCTGACACCCAGGGCCGCCAGGATCTCCTTCTTGCCCTTCTCGCGGGCCTCGGCCTTGAGCCGGCCGAAGGTCGCGGTGGGAAGGATGACCGTCTTGCCCTGCTGGTCTTGCTTCTGCTCGCCGTTGCCCTTGCCCTGCTGCTGGGTCTCCTGCTTCTGCTCTTTCCCCGTGTCCTCCCCCGTAACCGGAGGAGTCTGGACCGTCTCGGTCCCGTCTTCGTTGGTCTCGCCTGGCATTGGTTCCTCGCGCTTTCGCGTTCGTCGAGCTTGAGTCCCGTCCGGTCGTTGACCGGCTGTTTACCGCCGCCGTTAGCGTGACGACGAGTCCCAGCCGCTCTGTCCGTTCGCTCCTCGCTCGGAACCTCGACTATCGTTGCCCGGCAGGGAGCATCCCGACCGGGGCGTAGCCGTCCTGCAACCACCTACCGCGGGGTAGGCGGAGTGAAGAAGTCGCTGGTCGCCACGTTCGGCACCGGGAGCCACTTGACGAGAATCTCCAGTGCTGTGTCGTTGAACGTGATGACGTCCCCAGCCGCGTCGATGGTGGCCACACCGGGGATGTTCGCCCCGTCGTGGACCACCGGAGTCGCCCCAGCATCGTGAACGGTGTAGGGGCCGAGCGTTCCGCCACCGATGCCAACATCGGTGATACGCAAGTAGATGACTTGCTGCGCTGCCAGACCCGCCGCCGAGTCGTCCACCAGACTGAACGTGGCCGACTCGGCCGCCAGCGTGATGGTCTCCTCGATTGGGGTCAGCATGGTGCCCATCTTGACGATCTGGAG